TATACACATGATCGACTATAATAGCCGTGATCTCAAGCCGAAGACTTTCTTCGTCAAGATCGAGCGTAATCGTAGCGGTAACTTCACAGTTAAGCGCGCCAAGGTTCTCCAACAGAAGAACCAGTTTGCTCGTTCTATCCGTCGCATTGATGCTCGCGATCTCACTCGCGCCATCAACCGTACCGGTGGTCTTAACGTTGCCTAAATAACGTTTAAATTGAGCGCCGCCTTTTTTATAAGGGCGGCGCTCTTTTTTTCTACAATAGCCTTAACAATTTATAAACTATTTTTAAAAATCTACTTGTGCATAATAGAAGTTCAATTATAATAGGGGCATGAGTTTATTGAACAAAGAAGACATCAACGCTCGATTGAAACGAAGCATGCAAGGCACCACACCCAAGCTCAAATGCTTAATCACCGGCATGGAACGGGTTACAAGCATGGATTATCTGAAGACCAAAGAGAAGAAGTTTGGTACTGTTGCAAACTATGTTAACAACTACATCAGCAGTGATGCTGTAAGATTGCTTAAGCAAAAAATACCTATTATGGACATTAAGAACACTCTGAATCCTAGTAGCTTGCATATGCCTAATGATGCAATTGTCACAGAAGCCAGCAAATACTATAATGTTTAAAGAACCTCCTTTCCCTATTGGGCTTCGAAAGCCTGTTCTTAATTTGCCTGCAGAGAAATTGCGTAACCGATTTGGCAGAATGGTTTATGGACATAAGACTGCTGGTGCCATTGAGGTCATGACCAAAGCATGTTGGGATGCCAACAAGAAGTATTTTGAACCCAATGGTGCGCGTAGTTGTGTGAAGAATTTTTCAAAAACAACTTGACGTAATATTAATTTCCGCCATAATGTAACTATGGAAAAAATATATTACTGTTCTGTATCGGGTGAACCTCTTGCAGGTTCGCGTGTTGAAGCTCTTCAAATGCTTGGCATTCCAGAGAATGCGTGGACCAGTGTGGAACACAGCAAAGCAAGACGCAACAAAGGCATATATTTTGGATCCCAAGGATCCGGCAAGCTCATCATTGCAACCAAGATATATTCTGAAAGTGAAACCAATCTGGATGAAGCATTGAACGAACAAGAGAAACACTCCGAAAAACTTTATACATAATGAAGCGCAAAGATTATGGTGATGTGACTAACAAAATTGTTAGTACTGAACAAGTGCTAGCACGCGGTCTTCGCGTCCCAGCCATTGAATTAACCTTCAAGACATCTGGTCATAACAGAACAGGTGGGCATCGCGTATACATTGATTACAGGTGTGCCCAGGAACTAATTACCAAGCTACAAAAGGAAATAGATAGTATTGAATCTAAATACTTTGTAAATGAGTACTACAATCGACTACACCGACCCCGCGAAACGATGCTTAGCTAGTGAAGTAAAACTGCTTGATTCTGAAGCACTAGTGCAGCATCTTAAGGACATTGAGCACTATGTCAAGACTGGAACTGCCAGCAAATGGATGGTTGTTAAAAAAGATGATGTGCTTGTGCACATTGAGTTCTGGAATTCATTTGATCTGGCAAGGTACAAATTGCTCATCAACATGGAACTGCTTGATAGATGTAACTCGTTCGAGTTGCTACCCAAATTAAAGTTTCACTTTTAACTTGACCAAATGATGAATTCCTTTATACTTTAACGTATGAACATTAAGATGACCTCAACGAAGTTCACTCCGATTAAGGACGTGACAATCCCTGAAGTGTATTACCGCCGCATGAAATGTGGCATTGAAAAGCTGGATGCTCTTTTCGGTGAAGGTATTTTGCCTGGTAGCTCCATCACTTTGACTGCTCGAGCTGGCTTGGGCAAGACTACGCTGGTGTTGCAGATGCTAGAAAGCCTGCACAAAAACGGTTACAAAGTGGGGTATTGCAGCTCTGAGGAGTCTGTGGCCCAGCTAGCCATGACTTGCAAACGCTTGAATGTGCAGAGTATCAGCGTGTGTAATGAAGCTAATGTGGATAGGATCTCTAGTTATATGGAAGAACATGACGTAATTGTTATTGATTCATTTCAGGGTCTTGTTAAAGGTAATCTTCGGGGGCGTGAACTGGAGAAGTATTGTATTGAGAAGCTTGTCGTGCGCGCCAAAGAGACGGAGTGTGCGGTAATTCTTATCTGTCACAATACTAAAGCTGGTGGTATTAAGGGGTCTTCTCTTATTATTCACGCTGTAGATGTGAATATGAGTATTAATCCTATCAAAGAAGCTGAAGCTAATGCTCGCTGTATTACCTTTGATAAGAATCGATTTGGACCTGCTACCGATATTGAATGTTATATTGAATATAGTGGGTATGACTTTCAGACCGAAGTTGTAGTGGATGAAGAAGCTGCTCCTGGATCGAAGTCTAAGAAGAAGCAAGATCAACGTGAAGCTATTCTTAAGCTCAAAGACATCACTCTGCCTAACGTCTGTAAAACTCTTAGCATTGACTCAACTCGTGCAGGCTTCTTGCTACGTGAGCTTCAGAATGAAGGTAAGCTCTGCAAAGAAGGCAGAGGTGTTGATGCATCATGGGTTAAGTCAGAACTCGATATTACCGTAATTAAATCCAATTAAACTTTAACTAAGTTATACTATAAAATTAATAGTTACATCATAGATTGTATCTATATCTGTATAACGTACAACACCTACTTCCCCCAGGGCTAGCCCAGCAGGTCTAGAGCAACGTGGTAGTGGCCGAAGGCGTATTAGTGGGTGTTTCAGTTACAGTAGGTGTATTGGTTTGTGTTCTTGTTGGGGTTTGTGTGGGGGTTGGTGTGACTGTAGGTGTCTGTGTAAGTGTCTGTGTGGGGGTAGGTGTGGGGGTAGGTGTTCTTGTTGGGGTTTCAGTGGGCGTTGGTGTGACTGTAGGTGTCTGTGTATTAGTTGGTGTAAGTGTCTGTGTGGGGGTAGGTGTTTTGGTAGGTGTTCTTGTTGGGGTTTGTGTGTAGGTTGGTGTGACTGTAGGTGTCTGTGTAAGAGTTGGTGTGTTAGTCGGTGTTTCAGAAGGCGTTACCGTTTGTGTAGGTGTATTTGATGGTGTAACAGACGGTGTAATTGTATTAGTAGGTGTAACTGATGGCGTAACTGTATTTGATGGTGTTACAGACGGCGTCGGTGTATTAGTTGGTGTCTCAGAAGGTGTCGGGGTAACTGTAGGGGTATTAGTTGGTGTCTCAGAAGGTGTAGGTGTAGGTGTTACTAGTGATAAAGAATCAACAAGATACCCTTTATCAGATAACTTAACATACCCTGCACCATTCAATGCGATGATGTCATATTTGCCTGCACCAGACAAGCTGGCCAAATTAATTTTGAGTTGATTGTCATCAATGATGTCATAGTTGGTGTAAACAAAACCGTTAAACTCTGGGAATATAGCAGAAAGCCTTGGATATGAAGAGAAAAGATTAAAAGCTGAAGCTGTATAGAAAGTATTATCGCTTGTAGTACTTAAAAGAACGTATTGTGTCCATTTAAAATTATAACCTTTAACATATACAAATGTTGTCAGATTATCTGTATAGGTAATATAATTCATCTCTTAATATTTATTGATTTTCTTTGTGATATAATCTATTCTATATGTATGAGCGCTGGAAAAGGTGATAAACCAAGAAATTGTTTTAGTAAAAAATTTAAAGATAACTACGATGAAATAGTCAATTGGGCTACTAAAGAAGGCAAAGAAATTCGTAACTATATCGTCAAAAAAGGTAAAAAGATTTACCGGTATCCATAGATTGACGCGCAAGTGGCGAAATGGCGAAACGCAAGGGACTTAAAATCCCTTACATTAGAAACAATGTGGGTTCGAGTCCCACCTTGCGTACCGTTTAATTTATATATTTTGTGTCTTGCACTAATTTAAAATTCCTCTATACTACGAATATGAAGCGCGAAAAGCCTTGGATTGAAGTTATTACAGAAGATTGGGGTGGAGATGGTATTCAATCAAATACATACTGTGTTGTGGATGTTATTCGTACAGATAGGGTGCAAGTGGGTCAACGATACACTTATGATCAATTGTGCCGCTTGAGCAACAGAGGCATTGATTTTGAGATTGCTGAAGAATACGTGGATTACAAATAATATGGAAGTTGATTACCTTTTAGAGCAGATTGAGTTTCATAATTCTAGTTATGAATGGATTGTTAGAGAATCAGAGAAAATAGCTACAGAGATAAAGGCTTTAGATGAAAAAGAGTTTGATTCTGAAGCTTATGATAAAGTTACCAAGCGCTTCCTTGAGCTTGAGATGCGTTACAAGAGAAATAAGAAAGACTATGATGCTGTAGTAAAGCAGGTTCGCGCTTACTTTGATGATAAACATGGAATTGATATTATGGGGTTATTGGATGATGATATTAACGAGGTTAAATAAATGAGACCAACAATTATTATTTGGACTATTATTATTCTTATTTTTATTGTTGTTAGTAGAGTTTGCGGCTCTAAAATTAATGATAATTACGACAACCCCAACCGCCCGTATGTGGCAGGATGTCCATGAACTGGGTTATTCGAATACGATAGGAGGTTTATGCCTCCGTCGTCTAACTGGTTAAGACCCACGATTTATACTCGTGAAGCTCTAGATGTGAGCGCAATATAGGTTCAAATCCTATCGGAGGTACCATTTTAATTGCACCTGTAGCTTAGTTGAATAAAGCAATTGATTTCTAATCAATAGAGCGTTGGTTTGAATCCACTTCTGCCCATATATTTAAATAAATATATGTATGGCTTTCTCAGTTAATGACAATGGTACATGGAAGACAGTAAAAAAACTTAGTGTTAATGACGGTACCTGGAAGAATGTAAAATCGGGATGGATTAATAAAGATGGTGTTTGGACAAAGTTTTATGCTTCTGATACTTCTATTACTATAACAGGAGGTAATAATATTGACTTGAGATCGCTATACCAAACACAAACAAGTGATTACTCTTCAACTGCAGTTGATGTTAACTTTATTGTAACAGGTAATGTAGGAAGCACTTCTACTGGAACTGCATCTATAGTTACAGGAGCATGGCCTATAGGGAGTAATATTACACTTACAAACAACGCTATTATAGCTGGTGCAGGAGGAAGAGGTGGTAATGCTTGGGCAGGTCAATATTTTGGTGAAAACGGGTCTCCAGGAGGACCTGCAATAAGCTTGAGCTATAACATAACAATAAATAATTTAGGGACCATAGGTGGGGGAGGCGGAGGCGGAGGAGGAGGCAGTTGGTTCTATCCCTTCAACGGCGGTTTTCTTGTAACTGCAGGAGGAGGAGGAGGCGCAGGTATTTCAGGAGGGGAAAGAGGCATATGTAACTCGCCAGGTAATTCATCCAACAATTGTCAAGTGGGAAATGCGGGTGCTACTTCAAATGGAGGTACCGGTGGTATATATAGCTATAGGTTTGTAAATGTTACTATGACCGCTTATGGTGGAAATGGTGGAAATTTAGGTCAAAACGGTACCAGTGGAGCTCCACCATATAATCAAAACACTGCGCGTTCATACCCTGGAGCTGGAGGAGCTGCTGGTAAGGCAGTTGATCTTAATGGTTATACAGCCACAATAACAGGCAATGCTCTTCTGGGAGCAGTTAGTTAACTATCTGCACTTCTGTGAGAGTTTAAATTAATTTACCCCATTATAAATAAAATTGTGAATGATCAGCTATCACAAGTCTTCGACGACGATTCGTTAAGAATATTTCATAATGCAGGGTTCTTTTCTTGTTGTTCTGTGCGCATATCAGAAATAGTAGAATTCTTTAATACATATAAGAAGCTTCCTAGAACTGTGGATTCATCGTTCCAGTTTAGTGCTTATAAAAATATTAATAAAGATTTAACACCAGAATTTTTTAAGACAAAAGATGAAGCGTTCCCTTATAAACGTAATATTATTTGTACCCGGGAAGATCAATGGTTAAACTATAAAACATTAGACTTTGAAGGTATTACGCCTATTGTGAAGAAATACTTCTCTTTAAGTGATAGAGCTCTAGAAATGGTTAAGAGCTTTGAAACAAAGTACCAGTTCGATTACAATAACATAATATCTGTATTTTATAGAGGGTTAGATAAAAATACTGAAACCGGTATAGCTCCTTTCGAAGAGTTTATAGAAAAAGCCGATGAACTGTATAAGAGTAACAATAACAAGCGCTTTTTTATTCAAACAGATACTGAAGAGTTTCGTGATGTATTTACATCAACCTTTAAGAACTCTTTTTACCTAGAAGAAGCACCGGTTTCTAACGCTAGTGCTTGGGGTGTAATGCATAATCTTGTCCCTATAGATAAAAGAGAGAGCCTTGCATTGACAATACTTTCTAGCACTTATATGATTTCCAGAACACATAGTATTATAACACATACAGGAAATTGTGGGCTATGGTCAATGTATTATAGAGGTAATGCTAACAACATATATCAGTATTTTCAACCAAAAGATACACCTTATAAAAAAGATAAATATTGGCTAATATAATAAATAATAGTATATGGCTGATACGACAATCTCTGATCTATCTGAAGTTACGCCTGCAGGCACAGGGGTAATTCCTTATTCAGATGGTACAACTACATACAAATCCACCATTACTAACTTGCCTGTGGCATGGAATTCAGTGACTGGCAAACCTTCCATTGGAACCAATGCATCAGGAGCAAAAACCATCTCCACTCTGGCACCTTCTGCTGGTAGGGCAGGTGACATATGGTACCAGGTGTAATGTACATGTTGTATGGCATTCTCAGTCAATGATGCAGGCACCTGGAAGACAGTAAAAAAACTCAGTGTCAATGATGGCACATGGAAGGCTATAAAATCTGGTTGGATCAACAAAGCAGGTGTATGGACCAAGTTTTACAGTGGCTCCACAACTATAGATGTCACATCTCAAAACAACATCAATCTGCGAACACTTTATACCAATCAAACTGGAGACAGTTCCAATGATGCTGCATCAGTCATCTTTAACATCAATGGCAACATTGGCAGCACATCACCTGCAACTGCATCAATGGTTACCGGTACATGGCCTGCAGGCAGTGACATTGTTGTGAATGTATCCTCAGGCGTGTACGTAGTTGGCGCAGGGGGTAGATATCAGAGACCGCCAAGTTTAGGAAGTCAGACTGGATCAGGATATTGCAGAGGGGTAAACGGTCAAGATGGAGGCAATGCCATACAATTGAATTATAGTGGTATCACTATTGTAAATAATGGTACCATTGGTGGAGGAGGTGGTTGCGGTGGTATGTCGAATGCATATAATGATTTTTCGTACGATCGATGGGATGATCAGGGCTATGTGCCAGGTGGTGGCGCAGGGCTAGTTAATGGTAATTACTCTCCTACAAGAGCAGGTGTAGCTCTTGCAACTCTAACCAGTGGAGGTGCAGGTCAAACAATGAGTGATTATTATTATGATGACTACAGATTTATTTACTTGACAAATTATTCTGGTGCAGGAGGTGGTCTCGGCCAACCAGGTGCAGGTGCCTTGCACACACGCAGTGGCAGTGCCGGATCAACTTCTTGTCCAGCTGGAGCTGGAGGAGCTGCCGGTAAGGCAGTTGATCTCAATGGTTATACAGCCACAATAACAGGCAATGCTCTTCTGTGAGCAGTTAGTTAACTATCAAGTAGTTACATCTGTTGCAACAAAACAGTTGACTCTTTCTGCGGTTCAGCCATAATATATGAATCATGAATAGCACATTGCTAGAACCAACGGTTCGCAAGAACCCGGCTAACCGAGAGAACGCCGCTAAGTCCTCTCGCGAGGTGACCCCTCGTTTGGTATGCATCATCACCGGCAAGTCCCGTCTTACCAACGCCATGTATTTGGCTTCGAAGCCTGAAGGTTTCGTGACCAACTACATTGCTCGCCCTGCGCTGAAGCTGCTTCGCGCTAATAAAAGCGTGCAGGACGTTCGGACGGAACTTGGTGTGACTGATGTCACTACCGTGATCTCTGATAGCGCTCTCCAGAATGCCATCAAGATCAACGGCAAGTGGTCTAAACAGAGCTAATATTGCAGCTTAAGAAGAGCCTCAGTCAACAGCAATACAACCTACGAAACCCCATGCCGAGTTTAGCTCTTCTTTTCGGCATGGGGTTTCTATTTTTTAACACATGAAACAATACACACATGATGAATTGGTGGACCGCAAGATCATTTTCATCAACACTGCAGTGAATCGTTTTGCCATTCACGAAGGCAAGATCAATGAATTTTCGCCTTCAGGCAAATGCATCAAGATCAATCATGAATGGTTCTTGTTGGAGAAGATATCCATGCTTGAATTGTTCACAGAAGAAGAGCGTCCAGGCTTGAGATTTGTTTAAGCGTTGTTGCTAACTGTTATGTAACGAGCATCATTGGTGATGATGTAGTTGCCATTGTTGGTGATGAGATAACTGTTCTTACGAGGTATGTTCAATATGTAGGAACCAGTGTTTGAACCAAAATCAATGTAATAGGATGAACCAGGTTGCAGGGTTGTGAAGCTATTGAATGCGTTCGAGCCTCCATAAGAATCCCAAGCGGCGTACTTACCTGGACCTGTGACAATTACAGGTGTCCACATGGTGGTGAAGATGCTGTTGAAAAGCACTGTGGAGGAGTCTGGTTTGGTAACTGTCGCAGTTGCCAAGGTTATGGGCAATGAGTTGATAGGCATGGACAAAAAGGTATACCCCAAATAGCTTCCTCCCACTCCTGCAAAAGCACGAAGTGTGATGCCTGGATTTGACCTAGCCCCAGATATCTGCATGGATGCTGTGCCATCTGAGGTGACTTGATATGATGAACCAGGTACAAAGGATGTCAACCATGAGGGGTTAAAAATACCTCCTCCTGGTATGTAAGGTCTAATGTCAGTAGAGTCCTCAGGATTAACAGCCCAAATTCTGGTTATGCCGTTTAGATTTTGAACGGATGTGAATGTATTGCTGGCACTACCATTGTGAGTGTATATGGAAAACCCTGCAGGGAATGTGTAGTTCAAATTGGCCATAAAGATATTTATTCTCACAAGTCAATTATTTTATATATTATGCAAGATCTGTCATATTTTCTTTGGCCACATGCATGCGCATGCGAGATGCATTGTCAACTAAAACATGTATTTTAAAGAAAATAACAGGTGATAATATAAATATTATTATGACCTTTGATGACAATAAGATGTTCGCAAATTACATTAACAAGCGCTTGCAGGTGCTCAATGAAGGCACATATGCAGATGCCGGCCTGGAACAAGCCAATTCAAAGCGTTTGATTAAAATATTGGACATGATCAAGAGTGATGCCAACATGGCCACTCAATTTGCTTTGACACCAGAAGAATTTGCAGGTGTCATTGAATGGGCCAAGAATAAATTTGCTGCTACTGCACCTGCATCAAAACCTGGTCATAAAGATGAATCAGGTGCTTTAGGAGGACCTGTATTTACAACAAAACGTGTTGGTGAATCGGTGGTCAAAGAGAAGAAGCAAACCAAAGATGAAGACAACATGGAAATGGTCAAGCACAAATCAGAAGAGACTGAAGAAGAGTATCTGGCCCGTCGTGACAGTGCCATCAGAGCTGCCATTGCTGCCAAAGAAGAATCAGAAGAACAAACAGCGCTCAATTCGCATTACAATGTGAATCATGAAGCACTGGACTTGGTGGACAGCTTGCTCAATCATGCCAGGAAGTACTCCAAAGCAGATGCCATCAAGATATTGACCATGGCTTCAGACAGACTGCAGAACAAAGCCTGAGTTGGTCATTCAGATATCACACGCACCACTTTGCCCACATAGTTTTGCTCAATGACGTAATTGCCATCACACAATGCATTGTTGTCACCCTTGGCAATGAAGCCTCGAAAGGTCTGCAACACCACACGATGGCAAGTTGAAATGTCTTCACTGTATTCTGGATCATTGAAACAAACAATGTCACCTTCTCGCAAGGAGCCATATGCAATGTCTCTGTCAATGCAAAGCAGGTCACCATTCTTGAATGTGGGATACATGGAGTTGCCATGCACTCGAAGCTTAGCAATATCTTCTGCAAATGCGTTAATAGTAAGCAGACTTGTTAAGGCAATAATCTTTAATTTCATTATGCTTTTATTATACCGGAATTTAGGATATTGGCAATATAAAAATTAAGAGAGACTTGGTTGGTTGCCACCTGTAGCCGCCGGCAAAGATTGAGTGGGTACCATGTCAGCGCTAGTGACCAAAGCAGTTTTGTCAGTTTGTGGCAAAGAAGATTTCTTTTTCTTTTTGCGTATTTGTTGACGCATGTACTCTTTGAAAGTCATATTAGTTAGTGCTGAATGTTGCAGTTCCTACAGTTGTAAACACATGGTAGGTCTTGTTGTCTGCTGCATTGTATGTGATGTAATCACCCCCTGCACCTCTTTGTGTGCCAGCATATCTGATGACAATCACGCCTTTAAAACCAGCGTTGTTGTGACAGCCTCCACACCCATACCATTTTGCAGCTGCAGTTTGGCCTGTGCCGCTTCCACCCGCTCCTGGTCCTCCTGCTCCAGTACCTGCAGTAGAAGAGGTCCAACCTCCACCTGATCCCATATGGGTAACAACTGCACCATTCAAATTACTAAAAGGAAGCACTTGTTTGATATTTACATCCAAAGCAAGTCCTGTGCCTCCCGCACCCCCATAATTTCCTCCAGCACCTCCGTATCCACCACCTGCTCCTCCTGCATAGGGATGACCACCACTTCTACCGCTCCCACCTGCATTTCCTTGCCCTGCTGTACCTGCTCCTCCACCATTTAATTCACCTCCACCGCCACCAGATCCACCTGCACTTCCAGCACCTAAACCTGAAGACCCTCCTCCACCTCCAATGGCAGTGAATGTGGAATTGAACACACTGCTTGCACCATTGTTCTGCCCCCCTGCACCTCCTGCTCCTACTGTTGCTGTGTAAGAAGTGAATGAATTTGCAGTAAAATTAAAGAAAGGAATGACACCGCCTCCGCCACCACCACCTCTGCCTCCCCCGCCTCCACCTCCTGCCACAATCAACACTTCCAAAGTGTATGGACCAAAATCTGACAATATGCTGCCCCAATTTATACCATTGTATATTTCTGCTTTGCCTGTGGATGTATTGAAGCGAATGGCACCGGCAGTTGCTGGAGATGGTCTTTCAGCAGTAGTGCCTGATGCAAGTTGACCTATGTTTATACCTGCAGTAATGGAAGAAACATATGTTTTATTTGTGCTGCTTCCTGTTGAATAGGGAATAAAATGAGAACCTAATGGGGTTCCTAAATTCAGATCAGATATACTTACATCGGCCATATCTATTATTTATTATAATCTAGCCAAAAGGATTGAACTCTTGGCTAGAGTTAGGATTACTTGGAGAAGTCGCCAAGATCGCGGCAGAATGTATATTCACCGGGTGCAGTTACAACCGTATCATATACTTCCTCTGTCGCATCAGCCATAGCAGCAAAAGGCGATGCTACTGCAAACACACCAAAGCCAGCAACTGTTGTTGCAGCCCCAATGGGTCTCACCAGTAACACATCACCAATGCATGTCCAAACGCTCTCCACAGTGACATCATTGTTGCTTGTATTAGAAGCAGCGCCGTTGTCAGCCAGAGCAGAGCCAACAAGCATTACACTTGTGGCCATAGTAACGAGTAGTTTATTCATATAAGTAATATATATGCTTTTGTATCCATTTCCACATAAATAATAATATATGGCCGACGTAACCATCTCAGAACTAACACCTGCACCATCAGTAGCTGGTACAAATATTTTACCAATTTCTAATGGATCTGTAACTTATGGTGCTACAGTAAATCAAATATTATCTGTAAATTCTGCTAATGCTTATATGGTAGATTTTCTTATAGTAGCAGGTGGAGGCGGAGGAGGTGCTTTTGCATATGGAGGAGGCGGCGGAGCAGGAGGAATGGTTACCGGTTCTTCCTATATTGATTCAGGGGTAAGATATGGACTAATCGTGGGTAAAGGAGGAGCAGGTGGTGATAGAAGTACAACCGGTTATATGAAGGGTAAGAATGGACTTAATTCTATTTTCTTAGGATATACAGCTGTAGGAGGAGGAGGAGGCGGGTCTTATAATTCTGATAGATTTGGTTTAGGTAATCCTGGTGGTTCAGGAGGCGGTCATAGCGGGTATTTTTATTCCTGGCAATGGGATAATTTTAATTCAGGAGTTAATGGTCAAGGAACCAAAGGAGGTCAGGGATCTAATTATGCGGGTGGAGGGGGAGGAGGTGCAGGAAGTGCGGGAGAAGCATCATATGATGGAAATTCTGGAGGCTTTGGCGGCGCAGGCTATACATGGCTTAATGGTGTAATATATGCAGGGGGAGGAGGAGGCGGGTCATATAATGTTAATCAAACAACAGCTGGGGGCACCGGAGGAGGAGGTACTAGTGGATCAAACAATACCGTACCAACAGCTGGTACCAACGGCCTAGGAGGAGGGGGTGGAGGTTGCGGCGCTCCTTCTGGATTACCTTATACGGGCGCGGCCGGAGGATCAGGCGTTATAATTCTTAGATATTATGGAACTCAAAGAGGTACAGGAGGAACAGTTACATCAGCAGGAGGATTTACTTACCATACATTTACAACAGTAGGTGGTGCAGTATATTTAGCATAATATGGCCGATACCACTATATCTGCATTTCCACATAAATAATAATATATGGCCGATACAACTATATCTAGTTTGACGCAAATACCTACATTAGTTGGAACTGCTTCACTACCAATAACTAATGGTGCAACAACATATAGAACTACTATAACGCAATTAACAAGTTTTAACCTTCCTATAATTGTTGCCACAGGAGGAACAGAAACAACAATAACTGAAAGAGGTATAAGATATAGAATTCATACATTTACAACAGTAGGTACATCATCTTTGAATATTAACACGGCTACAAACAATCCTAGTGTTGAATTATTACTTGTAGGAGGAGGAGGGGGAGGCGGAGGGGATTTGGCCGGAGGGGGAGGAGCTGGAGGTGTTTATTATAGTAAAAGCGTCACGGTGACTACAGGTAATAAAGCGGTAAGAGTAGGTGTAGGAGGTTCGGCCGGGGGTACAACTAGACATGTTAATACAGTTGGAGGAGATGGTGGGGTTTCTCAATTCGATATTTATTCAGTAAACGGAGGAGGGGGCGGCGGGGCATGGTGGGAAAGTAATTTAACATATACAAACGGTAGATCAGGAGGATGTGGAGGAGGCGCTGGTGCAGTAGATACTAGCCCGCTTGCATCCGGAGGAGCAGGATTAAAAGGTACTAATAATGTTTTAGGTGGTAATGGTGGCGGGGGAGGTAATAATTCATATTCTTCATATTCAGGAGGAGGAGGCGGTGGTGCAGGGGGTAATGGTGAGGCTGCTGATCCTTACTACATGGGAGGAGAAGGAGGAACTGGCATTTTATGTGATATTACAGGTGTAGCTACTTTTTATGCAGGAGGAGGAGCAGGCTCTACAAGCTATGATGCTGCGTTTACAAGACTAAATGGTGGGTTAGGTGGAGGTGGTGCTGGGGGTGCATGGTATGGTTATCCTAATAATTTAGCAGGGGTAAATGGTACTGATGGTCTTGGTGGAGGAGGAGGGGGAGGTAATCATAGTGGCTCTACTCCTGCAGGAGGAGGAACAGGAGGATCAGGTATCGTAATTGTACGATACCCTATATATTAATATGGCCGACGTAACCATATCTCAATTAACACAAGGTGTGCCTAGCAATGCTGCATTACTGCCTTATGCTCAAGAAGGCAATACTCTGTGTGTTGCTGCTAGCGCTCTGTTGCAAAATGCAGGCAACATAGGAATTGGCACTGCGAGTCCGAGTCAAAAACTAGATATTCAGAGTGCATCAGCAGGAGTGCAAATTAAATCAACAACGGCTACAAACGCTGCAATTTTTAAGATAGAGAATAATAGCACTGCGTACGTTGGGAACGAATCAAGTTCTAGAAATACTATGTTCTTAGGCACAGTGGCATACGCAACGTGCCTTGGAAATTTTGGCGCATACCCAGTTCAACTCGCTACAAATAATAATGTTAGGATGACCATTGATTCGAGTGGGAATGTTGGGATTGGGACTGCGAGTCCTTCTGCACAACTTGAACTCTCCACCGACAGCGCAAAGAAGCCGTCAACTAACACTTGGACAACTGAATCTGACCAAAGGTTGAAAACCAACATCACAAACGCCGACAATGATCGGTGTTACGAAATTGTTAAGCAAGTCCCCCTTAAACGCTATACTTGGAAGAACGAAGTTTATTCCGAGGGGCAGGTAAAAGACAGGAGCAAGCTGGGCTGGATCGCACAAGACGTAGAGGCAGTGTTCCCCAAGGCCGTTGGAACAAACAGATTTGCCTACAATCAAGTCTTTGAAGATGTGGTCACACCAGAATTGGATTCTGATGGTAATGCTGTTCTTGATGAGAATGGTGTAGCCAAAACAAAGACTGAGAAAAGATTGGTTAGCGAAGAAGTTATTGAAGATTGTAAGGATCTAAACTCCGACCAGATTTATGCGGCTATGTATGGCACAATTCAAAAGCTGATTGAGAAGGTGGAAACCCTCGAAGCTAAAGTCGCCGCCCTGGAGGCCGCCTAATCCGTGACCCTAACCGAAATCGCGCAGTATGCGGGTGAGAAAATCGGCAAGACCGATGTCGATACGCTCACCTTCCTGCAAAAGTCAGCCTCGCTGAACTATCACCGAGTCTGGAACTTTGCCGCTTGGCGTGAGACTGTCACCACCTCCACCGGTGGAGGTGAATCCCATAACCATATATTTACTGATACTAGTCAGACCAATCTTCCCCCTTACTATGCTCTGGCATATATAATGAGGGTAACTTAAATGTGCTCATTCGTTATAACTATTATAGTCACAAGTTTAATAAGTTTCTTTGGCATTAAAAGGCTTAAGAATAAGTAATTGTATGAAAAAAATTCTATTGACTCTGTGGGCCTCATTGTGCATGGCACAAGCAGCCACAGTGGGCATCACCACAGATGCCGATTACTACATGTATTATGGCACATACAGTGAGGTGCGCACACCTTTCTATGTGGGTGTGAATGACATCACCACAGGCAGTCCATATCAATATCATTTCAATGCAGCAGGCATGAGCATGTCAGACATCACCAATTTTCAATCTGGAGACACAGCATTGCT